TTCCATGGGATTCATGAGCCCGAAAATCAGCGCGCCGCCGCCTCCGATCCCTCCGGTCGTTGAGGACACCGAGGGCGCCAAGCAGGACTATCAGGACCGCATGCGTGCTCGCCGCGGTCGCGCTGCTTCCATTCTGACCAAGGCCGGCCAGCCCGCACCGCAGACCGCAGCCAAGGCGCTGCTCGGGGGCTGAGTGGCTGACCTCGACGCCATCCTGCGGCGCTACGAGCAGGCGAAGAACCGCCGGTCGAACTGGGAATCGACCTGGCAGGAGATCGCCGACCGGGTCTGGCCGAGCATGGCGAACTTCACTTCGATGCGCAGCGATGGCGACAAGCGCACCGAGATGATGTTCGACAGCACGGCGTCGCTGGCCCTCATGAAGTTCTCGGCGGCGCTGGAGTCGTTCAGCTTCCCGCGCAATGCCATCTGGCACGACCTGACCGTCGATGACCCGGAGCTGAAGAAGGCCGTCACCGTCAAGCGCTACCTCGAGGACGTGCGCGACCGCCTGTTCTCAGTGCGCTACAGCCCGCGCGCCAACTTCCAGGGGCAGGCCAACGAGGTGCTGACGTCGTACGGCTGTTTCGGCACCGGCAGCATGTTCATCGACGACGACGTGCGGTCACGCGTGGTGCGCTACAAGTCGATGCCGCTGTCGCACACGTACGTGCTGGAGAACGAACACGGCTGGATCGACACCGTGTTCCGCAAGATCCCGCGCAGCGCCCGCCAGCTGGTGGAGCAGTTCGGAAACGACAAGCTGCCGGACAAGGTCCGCGCCAAGCTGGAGAAAGACCCTGACGATCCCTGCTTCGAACTGATCCACTACGTCGGCCCGCGCACCGACTACGACACCAGCAAGGTCGGCTACCTCGGCATGCCCTGGCGGTCGTGCTACGTCATGGCCGACCCCAAGGTCGAACTGAGCGAAGGCGGCTTCAACTCGTGGCCGTTCGGCTTCGGCCGCTTCCTCACCAGCAGCGGCGAGGTGTACGGCCGCAGCCCGGCCTGGCTGGCGCTGTCGAACATCAAGGTGCTGAACACCCAGAAGAAGACCGTGCTCAAGGCCGGGCACATGGTCACGACGCCGCCGCTGCTGGCCGCCGAGGATGGTGTGCTGTCGCAGTTCAGCATGCAGCCCGGGTACATGAACTTCGGCGCGCTGAACGACCGCGGCGAGCCGCTGGTCAAGCCGCTGATCACCCAGGCCCGCGTCGACATTGGCCTCGACATGATGGACAAGGAGCGCGAGATCATCGCCTCCGGCTTCATGCTCGACGTCTTCCAGGTTCTGGTCGAGAACCCGAACATGACGGCCACGCAGGCGCTGGAGCTGATGAACGAGCGCGCCAACATCATCGCGCCGCTGATCGGCCGTCTGCAGGGGGAACTGCTCGGCGCCATCATCGAGCGCGAGGTGCAGATCCTCGCCGATGCCGGCCAGCTGCCGGAGATGCCGCCCGAACTGATCGAGGCGCAGGGCGAGTACCGCATCGAGTTCACCGGCCCGATGAACCGGGCCATGCGTGCCGGCGAGGGCGCCGCGATCGTCCGCACGCTCGAGGCCGCGATCCCGCTGGCGCAGATCGACCCGGGCGCACTCGACGCCATCAAGGTGCCGGAGTCGGTCGCCGAGCTGGCCGAGATCAACGGCATGCCGGCCCGCCTGCGCCGCAGCGAGGACGAGATCAAGGCCATGAAGTCCGGCCGCGCTGAGCAGTCGCAGGCCGACGCGCTGCTGCAGGCCGCGCCGGTCGTGTCGCAGACTGCGGCCAACCTCCTGAAGATGCAACAGAACGGCGGCATGCCGGTCGTATGAGCTGGGACTCCGTAGCCGAGCGCATCCGTGCGCGACTCTTTGTCCGCCGTGACGCCTACCGCGCGGTGTTCTCCCCCGGCGGTCAGCTTGGCCCGATGGCCGAGGTCGTCATGCGCGACCTTGCCCGCTACTGCCACGCCGACCGCGCCAGCCTGATCGTCTCGCCGGTGACACGCCAGGCCGACCCGCTGGCGATGGCATTCGCCGAGGGGCAACGAGACGTCTTCAACCGCATCTGCGCGCAGATCAACATCACACCTGCGCAGATTTACCGCATCGCCTACCAGAAGGAGCACGACGCACCATGAGCGACACGAACCTGAACCCCGGCGGCACGCCGCTCGCACCCGGAGCAACCCCGCCGGCGCCGCCTGCAGGCCACGGCATCGCCTGGCTGCCTGCCGACATGAACGACGCCGAGGTCATCGGCACCGTCCAGGCCAAGCAGTGGCAAGGCCCGGCCGATGTGGTCAAGGGCTACGCCAACCTCGAGCGCCTGCTCGGCGCCGATCGCGCCGGCCGCACCATCACCATCCCGAAGGACGAGGCCGACGCGGACGGCTGGAAGTCCGTCTGGGCCAAGCTCGGCGCGCCGGAGACGCCGGAGGGCTACGAGCTGCCGGTGCCGCAGGGTCAGTCCGACGTCTTCGCCAAGCAGGCCGCGGCGTGGTTCCACGAGGCCGGCGTGCCGAAGGGCCAGGCCGCCAAGCTGGCCGGCAAGTGGAACGAGTACGTGGCGGCGCAGATGCAGGCCGAGCAGCAGGCCGAGCAGGAGGCCCTTGCCGCCGAGCACCAGGCGCTGGCGAAGGAATGGGGCCAGGGCCCGGCCGCAGAGCAGCAGCGCGAGATCGCCCGCCGTGCTGCCGTCAAGCTCGGCCTCGACGAACAGGCGGTCGGAGCGCTCGAGAAGACGGTCGGCTTCTCCAAGGTCATGAAGGCCTTCGCCAAAATCGGCGAACTGATGGGCGAGCACAAGGCGGTCGGCCTGGATGCCGGTGGCGCCTTCTCGCTGACCCCGGCCGCGGCCATGGCGCGCAAGCAGCAACTCATGGCCGACAGGGAGTGGGGTGCCAAGGCCATGAACCCGAACTCGCGCGAGTGGGCCGAACTGCAGCAGCTCAACGAGATCATCGCCAACAGCATGACGCAGCCGGCGTAAGCGCAAGACGTACAGTGCACGACGCCTCAGAGTTACCGCGTGGGCTCTGATGCGTTCGCGCTTCTGGGCTGGATCGGACAAGGCTCACCGCCCCCGATGGACTGCCGGGAGAGACGGCACGACTGGCGCCCGCAAGGCGCAAGCAGGGCCCCCGCAAGGGACAAGCCGGGCGAACACCTGAGAACTGTTCAACCCGATTGGAGAACCGGCCATGTCCGCCAATTCCACCGCTTTCTATTCCGTACAGTACGCCAGCGCCGTCGAGCTGCTGGCGCAGCAGATGGCCCCGCGCCTGGCGATGCTCGCACGCCAGATGACTGGCGAGGGCAAGTCCGCCACCGTCGTCAACCAGGTCGACGCCATCGAAGCCGACGAGCGCACCACGCGCTACGACGACATCGTGCCGGGCGATCCGACGCACACCCGTCCGTGGGTCTACCCGCGCCACTTCGACAAGGCCGTGTTCTTCGACACGCTCGACCAGGTGCGCATGAACGCGAACCCGCAGTCGGAGTACGTGCAGGCCCTGGTCGCCGCGATCAATCGCAAGATGGACGACGAAGTGGTCCGCGCGTTCTTCGCGAACCGCAACCTGGGCGAGAACGCCGAGACCTCGGAAGCGTTCGCGGCGGCGATGCAGGTCGGCGTCAGCGTCGGCGGCACGACCTCCGGCCTGAACGTCGAGAAACTGCAGGCGGCGCTCGAGATCTTCCGCGGCCTGGAAGTCGGCCTGGACCAACCCGAGCAGATCAACTGCGCCATCTCGCCGAAGCAGGAACGCAACCTGATGAACGAGATCGAGGTGACCTCTTCGGACTTCACCGTCAAGAAGATCCTCGACAGCGGCACGATGGCCGGCAGCGGCTACATGGGCATCAACTGGATCATCTCGAACCGCCTGCCGGTCGACGGGTCCAGCTACCGCCGCGTGCCGTTCTGGACGGCCAAGGGCATGGCCTTCTGCACCTGGGGCGGTGGCCGCAAGACCGACGTCTCCCAGCGCAAGGACAAGCGCGGCATGCCGTGGCAGGCCTACACCGAGGGCCACTTCGGTGCCGTCCGTGCCGACGCCGACCGCGTCGTCGAGATCAAGTGCAACGAGGCCTGATCGCCAACATCTGAACTCTGAAGGAGAGCCACCATGGCTGTCGAAAGCAAGAAGTCCACGGCGATCACGAACGCGACCGCCACCCCGCCGACCATCAACTCGGCCAACATCGAGAAGGGCAACCTTCGCGAATCGCAAGGCTTTGCCGTCATCACCAACGGCGACAGCGTCGCGTCGACGTACCGCCTGGCGCGCATCCGCTCCGGCGACCGCATGTCGGAGATCAAGGTCTACAGCCCCGACATCGGCGCGACCACGGCCGGCGACCTGGGCCTGTACCGCACCAACCCGGACGGCGGCGCCGTCGTCGATGTCGACTTCTACGCATCGGCGCTGTCGCTCAACGGCGGCGCGCTGAACGGCGTCGATATCACGTTCGAAGCCGCTGCGGCCGGTGGCCTGATCGCGAACGCCGAGAAGCGCGTCTGGGAGTGCCTGGGCCTGACTGCCGACCCGCATCTGGAGTACGACATCACGCTGACCCTCACGGGCGCGGCGGATGCCGCCGGCACGGCCCTGTTCCGCTTCCGCTTCGTCAGCGGCGAGTGACCAACCGCGGGGGCTTCGGCCCCCGCCGCGCATAGGAGCCAAGCATGGCGGATCGTTTCTGGAGCATCAGCGCCGGCCAAGACAAGACGCTCGTGGCCGAGACCGGCACGACGACTGCCGGCGCGCACGTCGAGGTGCGAATCACCTACGACAACGCCGCACTGGTCGGCAACAAGCAGCTGGCCTTGCGCCTGCTGCAGCTGGTCGAGCAGCGCATCGTCGAAGAAACCTGGCCGCCGGCCTGAGGTAGCGCATGGCGACCATCAACCTCACGCGCGAGCAGTCCGGCGGCTTCGGCGTGTCGATCGGCTGGACGCCCCTTGCCAACGGCGACGACGGCCAGGCCTGGGACACGCAGGACTTCCCCGACATCTCCGTTCAGGTGCTCGGCACGTTCGGAACCGGCGGGAACCTGAAGGTCGAGGGCAGCAACGAGTCGACCCCGGCCAACTGGGCGACGCTGAACGACCCGCAGGGCAACGCGCTGGACATCACGGCGGCCAAGATCGAGCAGGTGCTCGAGAACGTCCGCTGGATCCGGGTTCGCGTGAGTGCTGGCGACGGCACCACTGCACTGACTGCCCGGCTGTACGCCGGCCGGAGGCGCTGACATGGCGACGAAGAAACCCGCTGTCGAGGTGGCTGCTGCTGCCCCGGAAGCTGAGCCGCTGCCGTCTGCGGCCGAGGCCCGTACCGAACTGGGCCGCGCGCTGCGCGTGTACCAGGCGTTCTCCGCGGCAGACCGCGTGCTGGCCGTGCTGGAGAACGCCGAGCAGGTGATCGCCGAGCGCCAGCAGATGGCGGCAGGCGCAACGCGCATGAAGGAAGAGGCGCAGGCGCAGCTCGACAAGGCGCTGGACGACCTCGCCGCAGCCAAGCAGGAGGCCAAGGACACCCGCGCCGACGCCAAGCAGCGTGCGGCCAATATGCTGGACGAGGCGCGCGCCGCGGCTCAGCAGGTCACGCAAGAGGCGCAGCAGAAGCTGGCGGCGCTGACCGCAGACGCTTCGGCCAAGGCCGCCGAACTGGCCGACCTGGGCAAGCAGATCGCTGCGCTGCAGGGCGATCTGGCCGAGGCTCAGCGCACCATCGAGAAGGCGCGCGCCGCTCGTTCGGCTCTTGCGGGGGTCTGAGCGATGGCCCTGGTCGTACCCAACAACGGAGAAGGCGACGCGCTCGACGGCTTCACGGGGAAGACCGCCCTGTCGACGCTGGTGCTTCGGCTGTATCAGTCGAACACCACGCCGGCCGAGACGGACACCGCGGCCAGCTACACCGAATACACGGCGACCGGATACAGCGCCATCACGCTGACCGCCGGCAGCTGGTCGACGTCTGAAGGCGCGCCGTCGAGCACGAGCTACGCGCAGCAGACCTTCACGATGACCGGAGCCGGCGACGCCTACGGCTACTACATGACGCGCAACACCGGGGGCCGCATCGCTCTGGCCGAACGCTTCACCGGGGCGCCGTTCTCGATTCCGAGTGGCGGCGGCACGATTAAGGTGACGCCGCAGATCACCGCCGATTGAGGGTCAACGAATGGCAGAACTCCGAAACGGCATGTGGGTCCGCACGACGGCCGGCATCGGCATCTGGGTGCTCGAGCGCGTGGCAGTGTCAGCTGGTGGCGCGCGACGCCTGATCAGCGGTGCTGCTCCGCTCCAGGACGGCGAGCACGTCGAGCGTGAGGCCTGGGTGCACCTCACGAACAAGGACGGCACCACGCTGGCCCAGATTCCGGCCGTCAACGCCGGGACGATCGAACAGGCTGCGCGCGACGACATCCCGGCCGAGCGCATCGCGCATCTCACCGAGGAACGACTCGGAAAGCTCGGCTACGTCTGACATTCGCCGACCGCAGCGATGGTGCCGCGCTGCTGGTTGATTGAGCGGCACTGAACACGCTGACCCGCACCACCGTGCTCTAGTCGAGCAACGCCGGCGCGGCGGTCAGCTTCGCAGCCGGCGCTGGAGTCTA